ATGCTTTTTTATCTTCAGGAGAATAATCTGGTTTAATATTCTTCCTTCCTTTACCTTTTTTTCCTCTACCTCCTTCTTTACCTCCAACAAACTTTGGTGATTGTGAAAAATTTCTAACTCCTCTTGCTCTAGTACCACAGTTTGGGCATGTTGCTTTCCAATTTTTAGGATCTTTCATCTTTGCTATATCTGAATATTTGAAGACAATGCCATGACCACACTCTTCACATTTTAATGCATCTTCCTTTCTCCAAAACTGACTGCTTCTACTTTCAGCAACTGGGTTTTTATGAGTGTGTTTTCGTTCTTTGATCCAATTTTGCATCCTTCTCTTTTCTTGATACTTTTTTTGTGGATTAGGACTTGGTGTTACGTTTGCGTTTGGAACATCCTGAAATGGTGAACCACAGTTTTGACATTGTGTATTACCACCATGATGTGTATATCGATTAGTTGGTGTTTGATTTCCACAATTTGCACAAGCCTTCATAATATTTGATTTTTCAACAAAACATCCCATTTTACTACATCTAATAACCATTTTACCATCTCCTCTTTCTGTTGCATTAAAGTCTGCTTTTGCAATACTATTAACATCTGTTATGATAGCCATTGGGACTGCAGGGTCTTTACAAACTGCAACCTCATAGTGTTCTAAATCCTTTAAAGCATATGCCATAGAGCCATCTTTCATTTTCATTGGTGTTCTTTGGCTTCTTGTTGCTCCACCAAATGATAATCCCTTATACTCTCCATTTTTAATCTTATCCCAAATTAAGTTGTCTAATTCGTAATTTTTGTAAATTTTTCCTGTTATTTTAATTGCAGGTAAAAGATCTCCTTCTGAATTTCTAGCAGATGTTAAAGCATAATTTATGCCTTTTCCTATAACTCTGTTTGAGTGTGTGTCTGTAATAGGTGCTCCTCTATCCATCCATACAGGTAAAACCTTGTATAATTCATCAACTATTGTGACCTCACCCTGTTTATCTTTCATCTGAACCGTTAAAAGACCTTCAAAAAAACGTTCTTCTGAATTAACTCCGTCCATACCTTTTAATGCACTTTGTAAACCAGTAAAGTGAACTTTATCCATATAAATCATCTATTGCCTTTAGTATTAAAGTTTTTGTATAAAAAAAGAAGAAAAGTTGGGTTATGACCCAAAACATAGCTTTTCTAATCTTTCTTTGCTTTTGTTATAGCGAAATCGGCTGCGAAACCAGTAGTCAAGCCTATTAAGACCAAACCTACCTCTCCAATGCCTTCAGTAGCGATAGTTTGACCTATTGCTATTGCTGCGAATGTAGAGATGATTAAAGCACCTGCGAATTTCCTTGCAGAGAAAGACTCGTCTGTTCTATGTAGGTATCCTCGTAATGTGTTTAACCCTGCACCAATTACTGCTGCTACAACAGTTATTAATACTGGATCTACCATGGATGAACTCAAACAAGGGTGTATTTAAGTATAATGACATTATTTGTCTAAAACCTTGCCTACCAAATCTTCTAGGTCGGAATCTGCTTCTTCATGAAGCCTGTTAGACTGTCTATCTAGTGCTGTTGCCAAAATAATAAGGGCTTTTTGGAGTTGTTCTACTCGCAAACATAGGTCTTTTTGTGTGTTAGAAATCTTCCTAAAATATGCTATTAATGTAGTTCCACTTCCAAGTGCTATTCCTATAACTATTTCTTCAAATAGTGTTTCTAGTATTTCGAACATGTTATTTCATTACATTTCACTTATTTAAGGATTCGTAGGGTTTATTAATCAATTATAACATATATGAATATGGCATCATCAATTTATGTATATGAAAACATGAAGGAGTTTGAAAACTGGTATAAAGGATTTACTGACATGCCACTAAAAAAATTAAAAATAATTGATATGTATATACATGAAAAAGATAAATTATGGGTTGTTACTAACACAAACCAAGAAAAAGAACGACCATTACTACAAAAATCATTATGTCATTTTCGTAACGGTAATATTGATGAATATAAAACAGATGATACAAAATTAATACTGTTTGATAAAGTAAAACTTGATTTTAAGAAAAGTAAACTAGATATTTTTCCAAGATTTTTGAGAAAACCACTTTTAACATGGAAAGTTGATAGATATTTTGGCGAAAAACCAAAACATAAATTAATAGATTGGAATCATAGATATTATGATTTTGAATTAGATAGAATAAATTTAATATTAAAATCAGATTAACGCTGATTTCCTAAGTTTCCACCAAATATTTGTCGCCAATCTTTTCCATTTTTCTTTCTTTGCTTTACCCAAAATGGATCTGCACCAAACTGACCACCTTTTTTATTATATGCTTTCATTACATCTGCAACTCGTCGCATACATCTTCTACAAAGTCTTGCATTAATTTGTTCCATATGAAACTTGTATATTCCACAAAAATAACACATACCGTAATAAACAGGTTTTATTGAAACAAGTAGGGCTTCTCTACCTCTTTTTCCTGCACATTCACCACAAATGTCAAACACACCTGCTGCAGCAGCGTCATTTTTTAAACAACCAAAACACACAGCTTCCTTGTAATTATTTACTTTCGTCTCTTCATGTTTTTGATGAGTTTCCCATATTTTTTTACCTAAATATGTAGATCCTGTATTAACATCTAGTTTAGTCGCCAGCTAACTTCACCCTGTTCAATGCATCTGATAGTATTAAATATACATTGTTTGTTGCGTAACCAGAAACAGAAACCTTTCTTGTGGTTTTTTTAATTTCTTCAATTAAATCATCAATAACACCAAAGTCAGCACTATAAACATTTACTGTTCCACTAGAAAGCTTAACTTCTTTTTTAATAACTCGTTTTTCTACTTTTTTAACTTCTTTCTTCTTCGCCATCTTCCCACCTCCTTACAACATCAAACTCACTTTTAACTATTGCTCTTGCCTGTCTTACTGTCATTCCTCCAAATCTTCTTAATTCATCAACTGTTTTTGTCTTATTCCATCCATAATCTATTGATGATTGGAGTGTTTTTTTAACAACATTATAATTACTTGGTGTTATTCCATCAGGATAGTTTTTTTGTGATAGGCTTGTACCACTTCCTGTTGAAGGTGAGCCTTGTGCAACGCCTCCAAGATCACTTGGTCTTGTTTGTTTAGGTTGTCCTTCAAAACCCTGTCTATTTTCTAATGGTGCTGCAGTTCCTCTACCTCTTCCTGTATTAGCACCCTGTTCTCCTTCCTGTTCCATCATCATCTCTGCAGGTGATTTTGGTTCTTTTGAAACATTCCAGTCGCCTGTATGTGTTCTCTCTACATCAAATCCCATTTGTTGTAATAGTGCCATGTTTTGTATTTCTACACCATCTCTTTGTAATTCTGCTAACTTATCATTCTCTTCACCCTGTACTAATTTAATATCCCAATCATCAACATTCATAATTTCAGCAAATTTTTTGAAAAATGACTTGTAAAGTATGTCTTGACCCCATTTTACTGCTCTGTTTGTAATTGTAACTTGTAATCCTTCTTGTGACCAACCACCTACCATTTCACCATAATAAAGTGGTAATACACCAAATATTGCACCAATGATTTGTCTTAGCTCTTTTCTAACCTCAATAAACTGTAATTCTTGTAATGAACCTGTGAAATCCATCCATTGTGCCATATTTCTTCCACCCTTATCACTTTCTACCATAAGTGGGTGTATCATGTAAGGATCTTCAATTGCTTTTTGTTCTAATGCATCCCAAGATTTTCTAAATGTTTCATAGTTACGAGAAGCCACAACAAGTAATCCTCTTGGTGGTCTCATTTTATCAAAGTATTTTCTAACATATTCATCCATATGTGATAATGCCATTGCTTTTGACCAAACTGCATAAATTGGAGAGAAACCATAAAGTAAACTTGGTTTGTATTTTCCTGCTTTCCAAATAACTTCACCTTCTGCATAAATTACACGTTTTGGATGTGGAACTCCAATAGAATAAACAGAATTAACTTCAAGAATTGCCTTTAATGCGTGTGCTCCACACCTTTCACATTTTTCTTGATAAAGACGCTTTTCACGATGTTCAAATCTTGGACACACAAAAACTTTGTTTCTTTTATCATCATAACCAATTCTGCCATCTGAATCAGCAATCATTCCAACTTGTGGTGGATCAATACGTAATAATTCTTTAATTTCGGTTTTGTCATGATCAATTTCTCCTGTTGCATCATTAATTTCATAGTTTTTCAATAATAACATATATGCATTATCTGCAATCTCTAAATCACGCTCTAGCTGTCTAGAAAGATCTTCTAAATTCTGATTATTACCATTTACTGGGTTTGTCATAAGACTCTCAAGTGTTTTTCGGTGTTCTGGAACAGGTCTTCGTAAATCAGAGCTTCCACAAGAATCACATTTTACAGCTTTAACATCTGGTTCAACTTCAGTTGAATCTTCGTCTGTAGGTGCATATTGAAACTCTTTTGAACAATTATTGCATTTGTATTTGAATCTTTCAGTTATTTCAAATCCGTTTTTGAACATTTCACGATTAAGTGTTTCTATTGGTATTCTTAATGCATCAATATTATCTGCTAACTCATAAATCATAATTAGAGGGAATGGAAAAATTGGTAGTTTGGCACCTGTATCGGTAGCCATATATGGTTGTGCTACACTAGGTCTTGTTGTTGTATTTGTCTGTGATTTTGTTCTAAAACTAAAAACATTTTTTAGACTGTCTCTAAATCCCATGTTTAATCATATAAGGTATGCTATATAAACTTTGTCCAATTCTGTTATTTTTTTGTCTAAAGTTTGTTAGGGTCGCCATGTGAAGGGCATCTTATATTTCTACCTATATCTTCACTACAACTGCATGATGAAGTCTTTTTTTCATGTGTATGTGGTTTATCTCCACCCTCATGCTTGTGTTTTGTACCATCTTTATGTGTATGTTCTATTTCAGCCATAATACTAATAAAACCCATACTAATATAAATATTTGTAGTTGTGGTGTGAGCTTGCATATCTAACCCAGTAGAAGGACTCGTGTGGCGAGCGAGCGACTACATATACTTTAAAAGCGATAGCGT